GATATTATACCATAGAAACAATCTGTTAATTACTTCATAAATCGTAATTTCCAGATTGTTAAAGTGAAAGGCTCATGGCGGCAATCCTTGCTGTCCTTACCTTGATGTTTTCATTGTAGCAAACCTAAAGCATTTTGTCAATATGTCGGCTAAACATTCACGATTTCGCCTCTTATGCAAGCCGTCCCAGCATGTGCATTTGCCGCCAACTTATAGTTCTTAATTTCGTCCCAAATCTCACACATATCACCGTCCAAATTATGTAAATACCGCTGCGTTACTTGTAAGCTCGAATGTCGCAATAATCTCCGCACTACATCGACGTCAGCACCACGCTTACGTACGTCAGTGGCGAAACTATGGCGCAGCTCGTGTAGCTGAAACCCCTCCAACCCCGCTTCACGAAATTGCCGCTGTATTTTCTTGCGAATGCCGTCAACAGTTAGTGGTTCGAAATATTGACGACGCGTGGTTTTAATCCATACATAATCTATCACGCCAGCCGCCCTAATCCACGCATCTAACCGCTCACGTGTTGTGTCGGATATATACACCCAGCCGTCTTTACGCCCTTTGCCTACTGTGTAAATTGTGCGTCCATCCAAGTCGTTCAGGCGTAAGTTAGCAAACTCCTGTGCACGCATCCCCGTATCAAACAGTACACGAATCATCACCTCAGTAAGCAAATCATCGCAACCACTCAGCACCATTGCAATCTGCTCCGATGTATACCATTTTCGGCGGCATGGTGCAGGCTTTGGCTTTACTACCATCCGGGTTTTGATTTTCATCGGATAATTCATGTCTCGCAGCCAAGCTATCCACGACATCACCGTAGCAACATTCGTGCGTATCGTTGTAGAATTACACCTCGAACCGAGCTGTCCCAATGCCTTTTTCTCAATCCATCGATCAAGCTTTTTATTAGTTAATTGCGACATATCCTCAATGTTTGTCTGGGCAATAAATCTACTTAAGACACTACGTTTTGTTGCCATAGTTGAAGGGGTTAGTTGCTTCACATTCATACACCACTTCAGGTAAACTCGCAGCTGATTCTCTGCTGGCGTTCGCTTTGTCTTCATTGTAAAACTCCTAAATCTCCCACCTCGTGTCTATATAGATCGTTATAATCATTGGAATATTTATTCCAAGTCTATATAGACCGTTTTTTGGTTAATTATTATGAAAAATCACCCACTATACCCTCCATTTTTCAAGCCAAGCTAGCTTTTTAGGCAAATAATTTTGCCTAATTTGTGTCAGCTGATGTTATTTGCTTTACAAATAGTGTTATTGGTTATCTAATATCTAGCAGTAGACACGCAAAAATCACGCCGCTAGATTTCTCCGGGCGCTACCCTCCATTTTTCAAGCCAAGCTAGCTTTTTAGACAAATACCCATATCGCCATACATCTGCGATATTTTCGCTCTACCGCTATAATTTATATCTCGTCTGGCTCTTTCCTCCATTTTCCGTTGTTTCTTCTCTTGCCGCTGCCGCGCCAGTTTGTTGATCGCTCTAGCAATTCGGCCGCGCATCCACAGCAGCGACTGCTCCAGATTTTTTAGCGACCAAACTGACGCGAGATATCGCTCAGGGTCGCGTTTAGTTTTTGCCACTTCAACCGATTCGTCGAACTCTTGTTTATATTTCTTTTGCCGATTGCGAAACATTGGCAAATATGCGTCGTCTTTGATTAGTTCTGACGCTTTGCCGAGGTGTTTGCGCATCGTGGCGATTCGTTTATTGTCTACAACGAACATATTTACCCTCACTTATTTTTGATATAAGTTTGAGGTCAAAAAAGAGAAAACCCCAGCAAAAAACATTACTGTTTTACTGAGGTCTCCCTTGCTCGATTGTTGTTCTCTATTAATATAGCAAATTATGGTAGCGAAATCAAGGCAGATAATTGCCGCAACGGATACACTCATGATCATATCCGCCGCCCTGATACTGTCCGCAATATTGACAATTATGGCAGTGCTTGCAAATAATCGTCGGCGTTTCACTTGTGATACCGCACCACACACATTGATACGTTGCACACACCTTTGAGCTGTGTTCGATCTGCCTGTCAGTCATGATCACTTCGCCCATCTCCGCCATGGCATTCTTTTTCAGTCGCTTCTGGCTCGGACGTGGCGGCTCTACCGTATTCCCCGCGTAGTATAAACCATGTCCACTTTCCATAATCTCACCTTTCCGTGTAATCTTCCGTCACTACCTGAATTACCGCAGCCAAACTCCAATCTAAGTGTTTTTGTGCCATTCACTTCTGTTGGTTTGCCGTCTGCTAGTCCAAATAGTTCCAGCTCATTTGAGAAATCATATTTTACGCTGGCAGTGTCGCCTTCCAGCCCAGAATTAAATATCTTGCGTCCGCCGCTACCGCCTATCCAGCCAATTTTACGCAGCTCTGGCGGCGTAGTGTTCTCTATCATTTGTCCCAGCTGTTCAATTTTATCAAAACCAATCGCCAAGTAAACGAATAAGTTTTTTATCTCTATCAAATCCTTTGGTAAAAATACCACCAGCGTATGCGCCTCCAGCCATCGGCACTGAGCATCCGCCAGCGACACGGTTTTGCATTGATAGGGATATTCCTGATTTCTGCTACCAATCATAGACGCGCCTCGTAATCATATACTTTAGTTCGCATAGCTTCATACTCAGGACTATTGTTTAGTAGTTTGTCTCCTAGCGGTGCTTTATCAGTGCTCAGCATATCGATAATTACATAGATTTTGCCGTTGTATCCAACATCTGTTGGTTGCGGTAGCATAGTCTCGTCAGCTACCAGCATCTTGCCAATGCCGGATCCAGCTACTACATCGGTATTACTTTTAACCGCCGAATAATCCACCACGTCGCCAACGGGCGCTTTCGTTGATAATAATATTCGGTAGGCTTGAGCGGTATTTGTAGTGATGCCGGCTTTTGGATCGATGTAGCGGTCAAATAGTTCAAAGTTATCATTGACGATCTCCAGTTTGGTGTTTAATACTGCCAACTTGTGAGCTTCTACTGCCCACCATAAATATCTAAAAGGTGCACCGCCTTTATTACCAGCACTGCCGCCCATACCAGGCGTGCCAGTTATATAAATATAATCCTTGCCTTTTATTTGCCCAGTTCGATAACCTTTTTCTTGTCTATCGCCAATCATACTAATATCTCCGTTCCCAGTAGCAAATTTAACCGCTCCAACCTAAAGCCCTGCGGCGGTGTGTCAAACGCTAACACCAACGCCATCAGCTCGCTCTCGCGCGTTCTCTCAGGAATGACTGGCTTCATATTAAGTCCAGCAATTCGAATCCTGCCGTTCTCTGCTTTTATTGAATCGCTCTTGCCATACAGTCTGCGCCACATCTCATCGATTTGACTGCTTGACAACTCTACTGGCGTCAAACCGTCAACTGGCGCAAAAACCGCACGCACGCCATTGTTACCAGCCACTACGCACCACAAATCCAAATAAGCCTCAACTATCTGCGCATAGTGAGGCATAAGCATGCGGATATACAGCACTGCCGACGATTGATTGCCTAGTGATATATACTTGGCAACGTCGCCAGCTCGAGACCCTTCCGCCTTATCTTCTGCTCCGACAGACAGGTCGCGCTCAGTTGCATCGTAATAGCAGTGTCCGACGATTGAACCGCGAACTGGCACGACCTGTCTCAGCATCTTATTCCTCCGTCTTAAACAACTGTATAGCGGTAACCAGCAACACGTTAATAATCGGGCCATAAATGCCGAACGCATCAGGGTTACCCTGCACGAACGCCGCTAGCGCGCCCAGCGCGTTTGAAACTCCCACATACAGCGCAACTTTTAATATTTTGAGTAATTGTTCCTTAGTCAATTTCATATCATTGTCCTCCTTATTATTATTTATTAAAATTTTTGAATAAATTGGTTAAAAATTCGATGATTTTATTGACGATTGCCTCCAGTGCCGACACTCGCTTTTCTAGGAGGCTGTCGATTGGCTTATCGCTTAGATACAGCTTATCGATTGCCAGCGTACCGCCCTCTAACACCATCAAGTCATCATCAACCAGTCTCGTAACATGAGTAACGCGAACCTTTGTTCCCATTGGCAATTTCTTTGCCAATTTACCAGTAGTTAGGTCAGTAACTTCGCACTCTGAACGTGTCCAAAAGTCCTGATCGGCAATATCCTTCAGATTCTTTTGCCATGCCGGCTTATCTTTATTTGGATCAGCTGGCGCTACTAATTCTGTCGCTGCAATACCGAACGGTTTGTTGTTCTTAACTGCGTACTGCGATAGGTAGTATTTCTTACCCTGTACCACTGTCTCCTTGGCGATATCGATAACAGTGCCCTTAGGAATCACATTACCAAACGCTTCCATGGTTACCATATTGACGACACGCAGTCCTGCAACTGGTGCGACGACCAGTTTTACATCTTCAATGTCTCTTAGATTACGTACCCACTCGCTTCGTTTCAGCTCTTCCGCCTGGCGAGCCAGTTCTGCACGGCGTTGGTGTGCTTCCTGAGAATTATTTACATCAGCACGAATTTGGTCGATTGACCATCCCTTAGCAGCTTGTGCCAAATAGTGCCGCAAGCCTTCTGGGTCAACTTCACGCCCCAAAATCGAGCGGAACACTTCGCGGATCTGCGTCTCGTTGACTGTCGGACGCGAACCGCCGCCAGCATGATAGCGGTCAGCGATTGCACGGATACGGTTCTTGTCGATTGGTGAGCAACTAGTGTTGAACCATTCTTTATGCACGTAAATATTTAGGCGGCGGCCGTAGGCTTTCTCCATATCGTAGTGGAACTCGCCCATCGTCTCATAATCACCATCGCTAAGGCGTGTATTACATTCATAACCGACCGTTGTAGCATTGCCTCTAGCGTTGCCGGCATGCCAAGCAGCGTTTACAGCATCTATAATCCATGCCACTCTGCCAGCCTCACCGACAGTGTGCGCTGAGGTATTACCATTAGCGCGGCACAGATAATTCACTATCGACATAAAGTCTGAATTACTGCCCCACCAATGGTACGTTACGCCCTCTACGGCTCGTGCCATGCCATACACCGCTGATACTTGGCTTTCAGGCGTATAGTTCGGCGAGTTAAATTGTGTTAGTTCTTGATATGACATTTTCTACTCCTCCTTTAACACTTTCTTAATGAACCGATAAACAAACTTGAAAGTTGCCGCAAGCAGTAAACCAACTACTGCACCACTAAACGCGCCTGCAAATATCGCCATAAAAAATAACTGCTCCAACATACTCATTTCGCTATCCTATCGATAATTACCATTTTCAGTATTGCTCCAGCCACGGCGGCGATGATGAACCAAACTATCCTTGCTTGGTTATCTTCCAGCTTATCCAACCTATCTTCATGATTTCCTACATCTTTTTCCAGCTTCACTAGCCGCTCTACTACTACCGTCAGATCCAGTCTGTCAATCTTTGCACTGATTGACTCTATCTGATTCCTGATGTTCTGTATGTCGGCGTCCATCTTTCCTAATTTTTGCCATAGCTCCGCTTCGTTAGTATTATTTGCTGCTGCCATACTTTGTCGGTCTCCTTTCTCTCACCCCAGGCCGCAACCAAATAAAAATATGCGTCCTGAAACGCATATACTTACCTACATTATACCACGGTTTTACCGTAAACATAATGCATTTTTCATGGTTCTATACAACCACAACATATTGGCTGGAAAGATTTTATCCAATCGAAACAAGACAATGCCACTCTGCCAGTTACACCTGCTATCATCCAGTATGGTCGAGCAAGGGTAAGAGTACCAACTGACGTCGTAGAAGCTACGACATCAGTCACGTTTCCAAAAGAATTTGAGAACGGAATGATACCAACTATAATTTGCACGTACAACGGCTACGGCAATGCTAGCGACCCGTGGTCAGATACACCAAATCCGTCTTGGGCTGGTGCAACATTTGGAGCTGTTGGCGTTACTAATTCAGGGTTTACGGCACGTTGCCGGCGTTTTGACGGTGCTATGCTAAGAGGCGTGTATTACTTTAGTTGGGTTGCGATTGGTGCGGCTTAGACTACTTCTTCGTGTACAGAATAGTCATTGCTACTGTGCCGACAGTTCTTGTCTGATAGCGTAATTTTTGAGCGCCTTCCCAGTTGGCAAATTTTAATTGAAAGTACTGAAGAGATGGCGCTGATGGGTTAGTATAGCTATTTGGGTATCTCTCGCCATTAGCCACGTTTAAGATAGCATCCAGCGAGATTAGAGTGTCTATATAGCTAAAGTTTTCATTATTCGCACCAGTTTCTTCTGCGCCAGAGCCTGTCGTATTAAATGTTATAGATTTTTGATAGATTGACTTTCCGTTGATCCATTTTTTGCCAGTGTCCATCTCAGTAGACTTATAGGTTTTAAGGCTATCTGCTAATTTATCTGGTTGTATAGAACCATCGCCTATCCCCGTTCCATCATGAAAACTAGCGTCATTTGCTGCCAAAAGATTCATTTTTGCCGCTGTTAAAATTTCGCCCGGCACAAAATTTAAGTTAACATACGCCATACTATCTCACCCTTTCTATTTGAAATGTCTCAAATCGCTCAATAATCATACCTTTATCGCTATACTTCAGCTCGTAATCTGCCTGCTCTTTATGGACACTTTGCTTTAGTGCCACTTCACTCTCTAGCTGCGCTCGCTCGAACGGACTCATAGCAAATGAGTTCACCAGCTCTGCTGGACTAGCCTCGCCTGGCTGCACTGGATTTATTGTTCCTCGCTCAAATTTAGATAACCGTGTATCGTTGCCAGTTAATGCTTCGTAGCCAATCATCGGAAATCCTTCAGGCGTTTTATCCAGCCTCTCACGAGTCGTCAGAAACAGCCCCTGATAGTCATAAATATCACGGTTGCCTCCACGTCTAGGTGCGGTAATTGCTGAAAAGCCTTGAATTGTCTTTGCCGGAAAACACTCAACTGCGACTACCAGATTAGTTTTCAGACATCTCACAAAGTACACCTGGCTGTAATGCTGAGCATAAAAATCTGCCATTTTCTCCAATTCGGCTTGATCTTGCGTTTGCTTGGCTGTTTCGCTATCCATTATTTCCTCCAATAAAAATACGACCGCCGCTCTGGCTGGTCGTATATACTGCTTACATTATACCATACTTAGTTTGCTAGCACATCTCCGCCATCCAGCGTTGATTTGTCCAGCTCAAACGCACTAATTTTCGGGCGCTCCTCCACCTCCAGGCTCTGTCGAAAATTAGCATTCACGCCGCCTGCCAGCTCGTAACTGATAATAAAGCAACTGAAACTATCAGCCAGCTCATCAATCTGCAAGTCCACCGTATCGCCGATCTGTAAATACGGCACAAAAAAGTTATCTAACTTGAACTGTCTGTTTGGGTTTGAGTACAACGTTACGATGTTGTTGGCGATCGCCCTCGCGCCGCCAACATCCTGCACCAGGTTATTTTCAATCTTCAATACCTCTGCACCAACACCGGTTGACGTGTCAGGATTGACGCCGTACTGTTCAATGCTTGGCTCGCTCACGGCATTTTCGGTAATTACTTGCGCTACCTTTGCTGGTACACCCCATAACTGGATACGATTAATATATCCGTCCACGCTTGAGTTGTTACGGAAGGTCATTTTGTAAGTGCTGCCAAAGTTGTACACCGACACCAGCTGTACATTGATTGCGCCGCCTCCACCGTCAGAATTTTTCGCGCCAGAATACATCGACGTACCAGAGTTACTGCTTGCGTGAACTGGTCTGTCCACACTCACGGCGTAAAAGTCCCCGACACTATCCTGAAACTCAGCGAAAATGTCGATAGTCTTACCAGCTCTTATTTTCGTTTGCTCACTGCCCTGCTCCAGCTCCCACAATTTCTGAAATGCCTGCACTTTGAATGGCTTTGCTACCACCTGCGCCGAGTTTATTACTGGCGTTGACTTAATTTGTAGGTTAGTCAGGTTAGAGTAGCTGAACTTATGAGCCGTCGGCTGAGTCTTCGCCAAGTGCGTTCTATTCCAGAACCGAATTATCCCCTGCTCGTCAACGAAGACCAGCGCCGCTTCCGCCTCTGCTAATTCTTTCAATAAATCAGTTACGCTCTTGTCCTTTGGCGATAAATAACCAATCGCCACCTGTTGCGACCGGTCGATCTCAAACTGGTTGGTACTGAACCCCTGCTCAATCAGTAAATCTCGCACAATTTCGTGCGCAAACTTGCCCACAAACGCCGGCAAATTGGAATATTTTGTGTCCAGGTAGGTGATTGCGTCAAATGCCGTCAGCTCCACTGTCTGCTCTACAATATTTATTGCCGGTGTACCCACGAACCCAACAAAGTTCGTAATCATTTCGCCATCATATCCAGTCAATATTTTTATCGGTCGCCCCGCCTTGATGAACTTTCCAATCACGGGATCTTTTTCTGGCAGGAACCGCCCCGTCGTGTTATTCAGTGTGATTGTCGCCTGAGCTGTGACGACGCCCCATGAGTAACTACTCACTTTTTTACTAATTTTGAAGTTCTTGACGTAACGACTCTCGTCCGTGTACGCATATTTGTCGAAAAGCGTTACCACGTCGCCCGACCCTTTCAGAAAATCTCCGCCGTCCAGTGCTGAAGAATCCAAATTAAAGAACCGCGTAGTCGGATTTATTTGCTTACTCCACCCCAGCATCACCGCGAAGTCAGTCTGCTTGCGCGGCGCGTCAACCTTGCTGATGAAATTAGCCGAAACCGCCTGCATTTACACCTCCCGAATTGTTACGGTTAGGCTTGTCATCAAACTACCGCCACGAATATACTCGTCGGTGTCACAGTCTGTCATAATCCCGTCAAACTGAAGCACGCCATACTTTGACTGGTCGTTATAAAACTTCACCGTGCCAGCGTCATTAAAGATACTCTCAAAGAATCGAAACTGCGCTGGAGTTACCGCTGTAAATGTCATTTTGGCACGCTTTTTGGATGGAAAGCTATGCCTTTCAATACTGCCATTGATTGAAAGGTTGTCAGTCTTTACCACCACTGGCGAATCGTCGTAGCCGCTTGGGTATACTGGTATTTCCTGTCCGTTTAATCGTATCATCGGAGTGCTCCTAGTTGATCAAGTCGCAATCCTTGTGCTTTTAGTGCTCGATTGATTTGCTTTGCGATATTCACTGCGTCCTCCTCGTTAAATTTCTCATCTCTAGTAGTAACATTCACAGTAATGTTGACATCTCGTGCACCAACTCCGTCACTACGCTTGTTAATTTGCGTCACCAGGCTTGCCATCTTACTTTCTGGCACAACCCATTCATTCTGTCCGCCGTCACCAGCATAAATAATCGAACCGCCGCCCTGCGGAGTAACGATACCACCGGTCGCCATTCGCGGAATATGTAAGCTTGGAATATTACCAATGTGTACGCCTGGAATCTTGTTGATAATTCCAATCGCACCGTTAATCATGCCAATGAACCCGTTTGCCATATTCTCGACCATGCTTAGTGCACCATTAACTGCACCCCTGACCGCACCGCCAATAGCATTACCAACGAAGCTGCCCAGCCTTCCGAACATCCCAGTGATAGTATTCCACACTCCGCCGAAGAATCCCGCCAGCCCGCCAAATATGCCAGTGATAGCGTTCCATGCTCCGCGGAAAATACCGCCAAACCAGCCTGCCACGCCAGCAAACACGCCGACGATGCCATTCCACACGCCGCCGAACCAGCCAATAACTGTATTCCACACGCTCACGATAATATTCCATGCGCCACTGAACACACCGCCAAAGAACTGTACTATTGGCGTAAATACTGCCACGATAAAATTCCAAACTGCCTGAAATACGGCAAATATCTGATCCTTGAACATGAAAAATAATCCAATGACAAGAGATATCGGTGCGAAGATTACCGCTAAAATAGAAAGCCCCCATTCTTGCACGAACGACACTATGCTATTGAATACGCCAACTATCCCATTCCAAATATCACCAAAAAACCCAAGCACGCCGCCAACGAAGTCACCTACAACTTGTCCGATGGCGTTAAAGATACTGCCAAACCAACTGACAGCAGCACTCCAAGCGGATTTTATAGCCTCCCACGCTTTGCCGAATATATTGAACTTTACCTGTAAAAACACCAATGCTCCAACCACCGCTGCTATAGCAGCAACAATCAAAAGCATCGGATTTTTACCAGTTACTAAATTAAATGCTTCCATGGCCGTTTTCCCGCCACGAATAGCATTCGCAAATTGAATCATACTAGCAGCGAACGACCCCACTTTCATGGCCACTAGAGCAACGCCAGCAGCGGTTACTGCTGGTACGAAATTATTTATTACTATATCCGCAATCTTCTGAATCTTATCCTTATTCTTTTCCAACCAATTTGTCGCATCCTCAACGGCTTTGCTGATTTTGTCGAACACACCGCCAGCTTTGACTTGTCCGGTCGCTGCATCCACGCCAACAATTTTCATGCCTACGTTGGTAATTGTTTCCAGCAAGTTGCTCATGCGTCCGTTGAATGTTCGGGATTGCTTAATCGCACCCTGAAAAGCCATACCACCCTCATCACTTGCCATCTGGAGTGCCTTACGTAGCACATCAGCTGTAACTTTGCCCTTCGATAGGTCGTCGCCGAACGTCTGAATGGAATGACCCGCCCCCATCGCTGCAATGATATATTTTTTGAATCCACCAGCACCTTGGTTGATGATCTGATACCAGTCTTGTGTCATCATCTTGCCATTACCGATTGCCTGTGTAATTGGCAGCGCCAAGCCCTGTAAATCTGCACCAGTTGCACCCGCCAAGTCGCCCAAATTTCTCATCCAGCCCATCAAATCCTGCACTGCCACGCCGTTTGCCAGGAACATTTTTGCGGTCGCCTGGATGGATTTATTGTCAAACGCCGTCTCTTTCCCGTACTGATATAGCGTCTTCATGACGGCGTTTGTCGCCTCTACTGTTCCAGTTAGCGACTCAAAAGACGATCGCAGAGACTGCAATTCAGATGCGCTTTTTACGAACGACATCAGCCCAAAGCTACCGCCCACCGCCACCGCACCGACGCGCTTCAGTGTCGACTCGATAAATCCGCCCGCTTGGCTAAAAGCGTCCTTCAAATTAGCAGCATTGCCGACTAGTTTATTACCTACATTGCTGCTAAAATTTTTAACGCTCGCCTGAGCAGTCTTCAAGGCAGCCTGCAAGGCTGATACGTTTGCTCGAATTGTCAGAGTGAGTGTGCTATTATTCATCTTCCGCCTTCTTTTCCTAGCGGACGAAAAACAACAAAAAATGCGGCTCAAAGTCCGCATATATTACCCATATTATACCACATCGTGGTATAATCCCTCCATAAAGAAAGGAAAATAAACCACTACAATGTTTAATCTATTTAAGAAAGATAAAACACCAAAACCAATTACAATTATCGGGAAATACGAAGGGTCTCATCCAGAGCTTCCAGACTCAGTACTAAACGCTAGTCTCAGGTGTGATGAACACGGAGTGGACTTGTCCTTCAATAAAGGACAATGGGCTCTCGCTAGACACTTTGACTGGTCAGAGATCGAAGGCTTTGATTTCGATTTTGGCAACGAACGGCGCGTTAGCGGTAAAGAGACTTCAGCCGCCAGGGTTGTTGCTTTTGGTCTTGCTGGGGCGACCGTAAAGAAGAAAAAGTACGACAGTGGCTTTTATGTGCAGAATGTCTTATATACAAAAAGCGGTAACGTAGAGCTTATCCTTGAAAAACACTATACGAACACAGGTGATATGGCTACAACTGCGACAAACCTTGAAAGCATGTCTCACACTTCAAAATCAACTAAGTTTAAGAAATATGTTCTTTCTAAATTAAACCTGGAGTCCTCCAAATGAATCTATCTCTCCGTCGCAAAAAATCTGCTGAATCCAACAAAATTGACAAGACCAAACTATCTGTCAAAAACTTCAAGCAAATCTACCAAGAAAATAAGAATAGACCGCTTACCAAAAACGAAAAGCGAGGCTGGGCTATTTTGGGCGGTATCATCATAGCTATTCTCGTCATTGCTCATGTTAGCAATGTGATGGAGCAGTCTCGTCTCGAAAAGGACAATGTTCCAATCGTTATATCTGATGTAGAGGACAATATCAAGCTTGATTATTACACCGATAGGCTTGAGTTATCCGCCAAAATATCGGGTGTTAGCTCATTTGCCGAGGTAAAAGTCTCAGGCGACAAAACCGACATCCACGACCGCAAAAACGCAGCTGGTAATATCAAATACGAAGTTAAAAATATTAAAGAGGGAGACAGCGATATCTCTATATCTATTGCTGACGGCAAACGCCACAGTGATAAAACGATTAAGCTTCACCGCCAAACAAAAGCCGACTACGACAAACAAGAGCTCGAAAAAGCTCTCAAGTATACCGAGGAGCTAGTAAAAAAGGCTGAGGAACAACCCACCAACGAAAACATCTCTCGTGCCAAATCAGACATCAATAGACTACCAGAAGACAAGCGCGCTCCATTCTCTGAACGTATCGCCAAACTAGAAAAAGCCAAGCAGGAAGAAAAAGAACGTGCTGACAAAGCCAAGAAAGAGGCCGAGGAAAAGAAAAAGCAAGAGGAAGCCGCCGCTGCTAGCGCTCGCCAACAACAGCAGTCGCACTCACAACCAGTAGCTACACCTCGCCAGACTGCGCCCTCACCACAACCTGCTCCATCGGGCCCGAACTTTAGCAGCTGCAAAGAGGCACGCGCCGCTGGCTATAGTCATATGCGTCGAGGTGAACCTGGGTACGCATCACACCTTGATAGAGACGGTGACGGCATCGCCTGTGACAAGCACAGATAAAAGCAGAGGCAGCTTACTGCTGTCTCGCCTTATCGATTTGCTCCTTTTCGACTACCGCCTCAACTTGGCGTCTTGCTAGGATAGCTGCGGTAAAATCCTCTGGCTGATCCATATATTCATCATACGTCCAGCCATACTCCTTGCAGATAAGTGCGATTTGGATCATCCGCGGCACTTCGCCAGAACCATTGCGTAGGGCGCGGTCATACTTAATCGACCACGCCTCTATTCTTTTGGGAGCTCCCTCTCTCTACCGAATACTTCCATAACCTTATTGCCGATAGTCTCGTAGTCGTCGCCAAATTCGCTGTCCATCAGTGCTTCAAATGGCTGTTCACGGCTGCCACAGTATTCCAGCAGCAGTTTTTCAATCAGCTTGTCGCTCGCACCCATGACATTGCCCAGGTCAACATCCACATCGCCGCCGCTAGCTTCCATCTCCTTAGTGGACATGGTTTGACCCTCCAGCATTAGCCGTCGGTACATACTGCGGTCGCGGTTGCGAATAAACCCGCGGATAACAGCATTACGTCCGTCTTTTAGTTCGATAAACAGTTCTCGATTACTCATTTATTTGCTCCTAATACTCGTATTTATTAACCAATTCAGCTTCGATAGTCTTGCCGTCTGTAATATTCAGCAAGCCCTCAAAGTTGATCGTCTCAGTTGAAATATCGCTCAGTCCGTAGCTCGGCTCACGGCTAGAAATTGCCACCTTGCTTATAGTAAACAGCAGACTGGTTGGCGTGGTGTTACCGGCTTTGTGGTTTTTGTCGATAAAGCCAAACTGCATTGCCTGAGTTGTACCGTTTAGCATCATGCCTTTGTAAGTGTCGTCGGTGTACAGTTTCTCGATTGAGCCGCTAACCTCAAAGTCTTTGTTAAAGATTTCCTGAATGTCATCCTTAGAACTTGACGTCTGAACTGCTTCCAAATTTTTCTTAATTTCCAGACTGAAACTCTTAACATCCTGGAGTTCTGGCGCTGCTGCTAACCCGGCTGCATTGGCTGCCATTTTCAATAGCACATCTTTCGGAATAAACTCAGTTTCTGTCGCATCATAGGCAATAGTGACAGACGACGGCGTTACGTCCTTGGATTTTTTCGACATCAAGCTTACTTCAATCTTCGGATAGTCGTCGGGCGTCCATGAAATCTTGAAACTCTCAATCATGGCGTACGGGAACTGCCCGCAGAATACCGCCTCTTTAATAGTAACGGTCGAGCTGATGTGCGTATTCTCATTATTAAGCGAGAATAAGTGCTTCTTAGCTCCCGTATCGCCAGCAACAGGCGTTGTTGTGGCTTTTTGCCCAAACACCATTGCCAGCCAGTAGTACAGCCCTTTTGCCCATGTTTTACCGCCAATTGAGCCTTCGCCCTTAACACTCATCACATCGACAGCATTGTTTTTGGTGATGTTGTTATACGCCGATTCATTAGTTTTCGTTTCTGGAGTATCCTTAAAGCTAAAATCTAGTTGCGGATAAAAATACGTCGGCATTTTGGCGGTACCTCTGGCGTCTTCCAGTGCCAAACCCACGGCGGTCTTTCGACCTGTTACAATCTTTTTCTCTGCCATTATTCCTCTCCCTCCTTATTTTCGGCTTTGGCTTTTTTAATTGCTTCTTCAAAGCTCCCTGTTTCGACAGACACGCCGAACTCTGGCAGGTAGAATGACTGCTTCGATGCGGGTGCTGCTGGCTGATTATCTTTCTTCACGGTTAATCCCTTTCTTACGCGAAATCAGTCAGTAGCAAAAGAAAATGCGACCAAGGCTGATCGCATATACTACCCGTATTATACCATGGCGCTTACATTTATCCAACCATGTCGCGAGTGCGCACCGTAAATCGTATTAAAGCCTCGTTAGTAAATACGCTGCCGCCCCGCTCACTGACTACATACTCTATTTCCGTTTGGCTGCCCAGGTCGATTATTAGCTCGTCAGATTGCTCATCTTGGAATTGCCTCAGCACAGATAAAATCGTCTCAGGTAGTAATTTATTCTTACTATCTCGCCCGCAAATCATTTTCACCAGTGCCATATGACTGCCGCTACGTTTCGCTGTACTATTAAAATCTCTAGTTAGGTCATATGCCACGTTGATTAACACTGTCGAGTGCGTTTCGATTGAATACGAGGCATCGTCAATGACGCTCTGTCTCTCGTAACTAATAAAGCACATCGGCAAGCTTGATTTATCCACCACCATTGGATCGCCCAGATAGTATTTATTTCTCAAGTCTTTCGGGCCGTGCTCATTTAACAGGTTACGCAACTTTGCTAAAATTGGGTCTTCGTATTGCATTATCTTTCTCCTTCAGCCTCTAAATAAATTTGTAATCGCTGGCGAATATACCGTGCTTGCGGTTCAGTCATACCCCACATCTTACGTGCTGGCATGTTTTTCGTGCCCATCTGATGATATTTGAAATACCGTGTCGGGTTTTTAATGACTGCTTTGTCGCTGTATATTTCCGCCTTAAAACCATCCTTCATTTTGCCTGTTTTATTCAGTATCGGCCACGGATAGTTTCGCTTACGCTTCCGCCACTGTGCGCCAAAAACTGTACCACGCTTACCGCTAAAGTTCTTGGAAATCTCATCCAACATAAAGTTAGCCGCCTCTTGCAATGGTATACGCAGACTACTAGCACGCTTCCATCGATTTAATAGTATCTGATTGAATTGCTTCAGTTCCTCGCCATCAACCGTGACAGAAATTGGTACTTTTTGCCCGTCCATCTACCAATCCTCGCTACTAATGTGCGGTCTCTTTGAAAAAAGATCTCCATCATCCCGCGCCGCAAATCCTTGAGCACTTCTTGAACACGCCGCGCCGCAAACCGTGGCAATTAGCGTGTTTAGTTTTTCGCTTGCCAGCTCCAATTTCTTATAGCCATCCTTGCTGGTATTTTCAATGTCTTCATTAAATCCATAATCCCGCACCAATAACATACCGGCAGCCATTAGCCGCTGAATGTAGCGTAATGTTGGATTATACTCCTCAGCCCAGGCAGCCTCACATGGAATCTTTGATATGATTTCGCTCAGGGCTTCAGTTCGCACTTTCTCGACATATTCAGGCTCTACACTAGAACTAGCAAAACGCACCGACACTTCCTGCCCAGAAACAACCGGCTTTTCCAGTGTAATCAATGCATTGGTGGTGTCTACTTCGGTTACTTTGACTAGCTTATTGTCTACCAGCGCTCGCACATCTTTTACGTCAATTGTATCGTCGCCGTTGACGTCAGCCAAGATATAGTCTCCTAGCGAAATCACCGAACTGTTAACGTCGTTAAACTCCAACAACTGGCGGTGATACAATCCCGCTTCCTGTAATATATCTTTGATAGGTTGATTTATTTCGTGCTTCATATTATTTCTCCTAATCCTCAAACAAAGGCGGACGATAAACTCCTCCGCCTCAGGTCTGCCGACTAAGAACCTTTCACAGTCACGATAAACTGCATTGCCTGGTAAGCTGCGTCGTAACGACCACGCAAGCCCCAGCTAAACACATCAGTTTCGAATGCCCTGTCGCTGTTTATGTCGGTTTTCGCAACAGGTGCACCAACCTTCACACGCTCAGCAATTGTCAGTGGGCACATACCCTCTTTAGCTGCAACCAAGAATGTAGCCTTGCCAGCGATTCGTGGGTCAACGATCAGCTCAACACGTTTGTAATTGGTGTTGCTCTGTCCATTGTCCAACTTCTCGCGGAGCAAGATTTTCTCAGCTTCCTCGCGGTTTTCCTGACCAACGATCAAGTGGGTTGGAATTGGGTTGATAAAGTCGCCATCAGCATCTTTCATGCCTACTAATGCGTCAAAAGCCTTACTGAACGTTGAGGCACTAAATGCTCCAGGAACCAAGTTGCCACGATCTGCGTGGAAGAACGGCTTGCCGTCGCTCAAATTAGCCGTAAAGCCAACAGGAAGTGCTGCAACAGCCAATGCGCCGTAGTGACGTCCGCTCTTAGTAGTCATCACGCGGGTTTGGTTTGGAATCTGGCCGAGGTCATCGTCTTCAATCTTTTCACGTTCAACGTCCAGGGTTGACTCCCACTTTCGTGGAGCGATTGTGTGGACGGTGTTGTCAGCCACGCCGTGTTTGCGCTCTGATTTGAACTCACGCATGCCAGGCACGCTGTTGAGTGTCACGATGTTATTGACCGCACCTGTCACTGGTGTGATATCGTACAAAATGCCCTGCAGAGGGTCTTTGTACTCTTTTTTAGTAGTCTTGTATACAGTCTTGATGGCGGTATCAAGCTTTTGTAGCGTTGCTATTAAATCCATCTCATATTCCTTTCTTAGCTCAGGCGAACGCCTACAGTTTTATTATCAATAACTTCAACAATCTGTCCGATTGCCGGTGCAGTGCCGCTGACGGTTGTTGTTACTTTGTCAGGTGTAGCGATCGCAACAGTCTTGCCTAAATCAGCAGCAGCTACTGCGTCGATTGCCAGCTGGAACACGCCTGTTCGATAAATGCGTACCTCACTCTTAACTAAACTGCTAGTACCTTCCATTGCAACGCCTAGAAATGGTTTTGCGCCTGCTTCTGCTGCTTTAGCATTGCCTGCAGCGTCAACAGTAACTAATTGTCCGCGATTGATCACATTGCTACCGAATGGAGCCGAAATCAAATCGCCGTCTTGTCGTAGAAATGTCATTATTGATTCTCCTTCTCACGCTTTACTTCTTTATAATCTTCTTCATTCAGCCCGAACCGCTCGATGTCTGCTTTATCGGAGTCGTCCAACTGAACTTCATCACCATTTCCATTGCCGCCTTCACCGCCATCTTCGCTCAATAGCCGCATTGCCGGCATTGCCGCAAAGAGTTCCGATAATAACACATCAACAGATTTGGTTTTCGTATCAGATAACTGCACCTTGGTATCTTTGGCGGCGCAGAGTGCCAAATAGCTCTCCCTTTGAGCCGGGACAAGCTTGCCTTCAGAAAGCAACTTCTCATATTCAGCCTCAGCCTGCTTTTCCGATAGCTCTCGCTTCTGCTTTGCCAGTTTGGCTTTTTCCCGAGCCAACTCAGCTTTCTCAGCTTCAAGCGCTTTCTGCTCGTCAGACAAATCTTTCTTGTCGGACAAATTGTCCTCTCCAGACTTATCCTCGTCTTTATCTTCTGGCTCTTTAGCGTCAGCGATTTGCTGCTTTACCGCTTCCTCCTGATCTTCAGGAATTTCAACGTCTGCACCAGCGGCGACGGTTGCGGTCTTTTCCTCACCGTCTTCCTGCCACTTCACCTCGACGTCAAAATCACGGTCGTTAGTTACTTTTACCCTATTCATCACATTCTCCTCTCTCTTGTTATTAGATGAATCACTAAGCACAATGGCTGCCTGCGACATGTCAGACAGCGCCGGCTCAAAGGCGTGCATGCCTTTGAGATACGGGTCGGTCACTAGCCCCACATGTTGGAGCACCGCGCCCTTGAGTGAGCCATCTTTCTTGTCCTTGTATTGTAAATCCATACCCATTGATACGTTTGGAATCAGGTTTTTGTCGATTTTATCGGCAACTGCATCGTCGCGAATTTCTATCAAACCGTACAAGCCGTCTTCTCGTGCCTCCAACTCCAGCAACTCGCCAGTATTAAGGCTTGCCAAGCTTGAGCTATCATACGGGTGTCCTAACGGCACCGGCACGTAGTCCAAAACCCCGTCATTGAAGTTTTTTACCAGTTGATCAACCAGGTTTTTGTCAATAACCAACTTTGAATTATCCCAATCATTTGGATCTATCCATTCGCCAAACGGGCATAATTGCTTCCAGTACCGTCTGTACTCGCTTTTGCCCTCGTCGCTTAGTCGGATGTTATCTTTCGTCTTTGTTGAAACTGTAAACATATTATTCTCCCGATATACTCCAAGAGAAATTTGCCCCAAAAGAAAATGCGACAAACTCGCTTGTCGCATATACTGGTCGTATTATATCATACTTGTGGTTAAAGCAAAACTATTTGTTTTTATGCTGCTTTTTCAGCTGTTCGTCTAGGTATTCAGAATCCATCTGCCAGATAGCATGCATCCGTTGAACTGCTCGGCTCGGTTTGTAATTTGGATCGGCGAGACGCTTCTCAACTTCCTCGGCCGTCTTATTCAAACTAGCCATCATTTCATCAGTCAGCAAGTCCTCTGATTCATCAGCGAGATATTTAGTGTCCTTCGTCATTTCCATATCAGCCATGATAATCTCATTATCTAACTTCTTAAGCCTTTTTACAACGAACTTCTTGCCCCTAGACAGCAGATATTCGTCCTCATTTGTCATTGAGGTAACACCACTATCCGCTAGCACTTTCTCCATATCCAAATATGGCATATCCTTTGGAGCCTTAAAGATAAATACATATTTGTTCCCATCAGCTTGCTGTGCAAACTCTATTGACACATCCTGACTGGTGGATGTAGAAAGAAAATTAGGATTATCGACAATATCATTAACCGACAACTTTGACTCTAGCCCAATACCACGATACAGCACCACGTCCTTCTCTAGCTTCGTCTTCTTAATCGCCTTATCTAGCTGCTTAATATCAGCCTCAGCATACTCATTCATTGGTCGGCGACCCAATAGCGTCTGATTGATATTTATAAACCCATTGCCCTTATATGTCTCGATACTCAGTAACTCTGCCTTGGTGTACTGTGCCATGTATGGATTCTCTTCAATCAGCTGCGGCTTTGGCGTTCTCTGAATCTTCTCAATGTTGTGCATCTGCATGTTGTTCGGCGGGTTTATCTCATCCTCTGGATTATCGCCGAGAAGTCTCGTAAACGTCGAGCGGCAGTTAAAATGTCGCGGCGGAATATACTCAGGATATGCCTGCCACTCCTTCCACGTCATCACCTTGCCGTCCAGCGCGCTACAGCCAGGCGACGTCCGCGCATCCAGAATTGCCGAAAACTCCAACACATCGTCATCGTCCCATACCGAATTACGCCCGGAATTGACCGCTTGTGCAATTGCGTACGACGCCGTATCCATCAACTTCGTTGCAAACCACGCCAGAATCAGCTTCAGAATCTCAGCGCCGTAATCAATCAGCTCATCATCCAGCACTACTCTGTTCATTACCAGGCTTTTAGCGTAATTGGTTAGGTCATCCTGCTGCTTTTCAATGATCCAGTTGATATACTCAACTGCTGCTTTGGTTAAATCATTGCCGTTCTTCGCGGCCGGCTTACCCATTTCATCGCTAGCACTGATTTTTCCAATCTGATACCCCTGCTTAAAGAATGATACCAACGTTCGGCGGTACTCCGCTGGAAACACCACCGCATCAATGTCGCTCACTAGCTTTGATTCTGCGACCTCCTGACTGACTTTCTCCGCCACAGTCTCATAAACCGGGCGGATTTGGTCTAAAAAACGTTTTTCTAGCTCCTGCCATCTGGCGTCAAGCTTTTTCAGGCTCTCGCTTGGCTCATGCTTGTGATCGTCGCTCATTGTTCGTTGACCAGTCGGCGTACCGCCAGACTCTTTCTCCTTGCTGGCGTTGCTTTCAGTATTTTCAGACTGTTCAGTACGCTGCTGCTTAATCTTCTCCACATCAAAGCCCAGCCGTGTCGCTGTTGCATCCTCAATCTCGCTCGCCATTGCGTCAGACATGCGATCTTTTTGAATCATTGTCGTAAACGCGTTAAATATCGCACCAACCACTTCATTATCCAGCTTCTCGAATGCGAAAACCGGATAGCGTGGTTCGCTAAAGTTAATATCAATCAAATCAGCGATGATGTATTGGTTAATGTGAGCCGCCAGCTTATTCATGACGGATTCTAGGCTCATACGGAACATCTTTGCTTGCGTATCGCTCAATGCAAAACTGCCAGTTGAGCTCGTTCCTTGTGAACCTAACAACATAAAGTTAGCCAGAAATACTCTTGCCATTTCAGAGTTCTGTCGCTCAATCGATTGGTGCGGATCGCGCCCCTCAGAGTTCAGCACTTCAAGTTCGTAATTTGCCGGCAAGGTAGCCATTGAATTGACCTTGCCTAAACGACTTAATACGTTCAATACTTTCGACGTTACTTTATCATCAGTTTTTGAAAGTGTGCTGCCGGTATTTTTCAATACCTTTGGCTTGATAGCGTCATTTTGCAAAGCAATGCTATCTAGGTATTCCAACTTCCATTTCTTGTCGTAGTTTCGCCAAAGTGCCGTAAATATTGAACGTCCATAATACTGATCGTATCGTTTGCCTGGTGTAAATAGGAACGTTTTGTAAGCTGGAATAACCACCGTCGAACCGTCTTCTTGCGTTTGCTTAATCCCTTGATAGCCGTCCTTCAAATCGCTTAGAATTTCTACACTCCTCGAATCCCGCAGCGCCAGCTTCTTCAACTCGTAGCGGTTATTATTTAGTCGATACACCTTCTCCCACACTTGAAAGCCGTCAACCAATGCCATCATTGATTGATCGAGAAATAGATTAAACGGCGTTTCAATACCGCCTTTATAACTCTCGCTCAGTAAGTTGTTTCGTACGAACTCTGCTTGTGTTTTCGCCTCAGTGCTCTCGTCGGCAGGCTTAATATCATACTCGCTTGCCAAAATCGGCATGGTCAGGATATTGAATAATGCCTCGACAGTGCCATCACGCAGCATATCTCGGTAGTCAGTAATTCTCTTCGGGCGATTTAGCTTTATTTTCTCTGCTTCATAGTCCGTAAATACGCCAGCGCCAGCACCACCAATCTCACGTAGTCGGCTACCTGCATTTTTATCGTTATTCTTACCGCTCAAGTTTACCAGCTTCATAATTTCTCCAAATAAAATACGACGCCTTTCGCGCGTCGTATATACTTACTCTGATTATATCATACTTATACTTAATCCAACCACTCATCGTCATCTAGCTCGTCGTAATAATCACCAGCGGTCTGGAAATCTTTACTCGACACCTGATTCTCTCCCTCCACAAACAACAACCTCACTGCATAAGCCGCTGCGTCAACCATATCATCATGCGTCCCCTTCGGAAATTCAATCAGCTGTTCACGAAACGCCTGACCGTTCTGAATGTTTTTCACAGTGTATACCCTGCCCGCCTCAAAGAATCGGCTAACCGCCAGCAGTCGCCGCACCTTGTCTTTATCGGGTTCTAAGCCAATGACGGGCAGCCCTTCCAGCAAATCCCGAAACACTAGCCCCAGCGCGCCCTTCTCTATACCAATCACCTGCGGCTTGTATATTTCATCAAGCTCTCTTACCGTATCAGCAGTCACGCTCGGCGAGGTTCGTTGGTTGCGTATCGCACGTATGTAAACATTACCATCGGTATACAGATCAGCAACAATCATAGCGGTAAAATCGGCTGTTTGGCGTTCACTGGCAGCAGGGTCGATTGTCAAAACTCGTGCTAGCCGCGTATGCTTATCTGGTACTTGACTCGGCTCGCACTCTTTAATCCAATCAGGCTGGATGATGGCGTCTTCTTCGCTGAAAGGCTTGTGCTGATACTCTTGTGCAAAAGTAATGCTTCCAATGAAGTCCTGATCGCTCGGGTCATCTCGCATAGCCCTCAGCTTCTCTAGACTGCGGTGTTCTGGCCACAAAGCTCGCTCAGTGCCGTCCTCCTCTGTAGTGATTGCGTAAAATACTCGTGTTTGCCAGCTCTTAAACACGTCTTGCTGCTTCATCACCTTATTTACGAGGCTGTCAAAGTGAAGAATTGTGCCAATGATGACAGCACGTCCACCTCTAGCTAATGCTGGTATCGCCGCCTTGGTAAACCAATGATACAATTTCTGGCGTTGCTCAGCACTCTTGATGTTTTCGTCATTCTCGATGTCGTCAAATATCATCAGCGTCGGACGGGTGTGCCGGTGACGAATACCACGAATTTTCATGCCAGAGCCTTTAGCGGCGTATTTAATGCCGTTGCTCAGTACAAATTCGCCATCTTGCCAGTCGTCGCCTTTCATATTCCCGAATAACCATTTAATTTTCGGATTATTCTCGAATTCATCTTTAAGTGCATTGATGAACTCTGCTGCCTGCGTGTATGTGTCACTGATTATCACTATGAACTCTTCTTGCTCAAAACAGCCTGCCCACATCGGATACGTCATATCCACCGTCGTCGATTTAGCATGACCACGCGGCGCAATAACACCTATGCGTCGATTATTCTTATCACTGATTAAGTCTAGGATTTCTTTATGAAATAGTGGCGTTTCCAAAGGAAAATACGGACGTGCAACGAACCAGCCGAAAAGGTGAATATTCTCCCGCCGCTTAAATATCGCTAGCAGATAACGCCGTAGCTTGTCGCAGTCAGTGTCCCAGTATTTGTCACAAAGTCGCAGAATATCCGCTCTGGTGAGATTATTCAAAGATGGCTGCTTTGAGCTCGTCGTCATCAATATCGCCTTCCTCTTTCGCTTTCTTCAACTTCAAGTCCCGCTCGTCCCGCCAGCCGCAGACATTTTTCATAGTAAAGATAGCAAAGCTCGCCGACGTAGCACCGCTCAAGCCAATGTCTACAAGGAACTCTCGCTGTAAGTCCTTAGCAGTTTCATAGGCTTCGGCAAATTCTGGATGTTCAGCACACCAGTTTTTCAGTGTATTGCGGTGAACGCCAATCTTACGTGCAAAGCCCTCAAACCACGGGAAGCGTTGTGGCAGGCGGCGTGAGACGTATTTGCCGCCCTCGGTGCCGGTTATCTCCTGTTCTCTAATAATTTCCAGCGGCTCGATTGAAAAATAGTCAATAAGTTGCTGGCAATATTCTGGCTTATATTTCGTCGGCTGTCCTGGCTCCGGCTGTTCAGGCTGTTTTGGCGGCTCAACAGGTGGCGTTTTCGGCGTATCCTTAACAATCCCGCGCAGTTGCTGCTTCGGGGATTTGCGGCTAGACTTCTTGCTACTTCGCTTATTCCTGCGCATAATTTTTCTGGTTACCATGATATTTTCTCCAAATAAAAAAGCGGCTCTTTCGATCCGCAATTCTATGGCTATTATAACATAAAGTAAGCCACCTTTGAGAGGAGGCTTACAAACTAGCGACTAAACTAGCACTTGTAGTTTAGCACTATTTCTCAGCTTTCGCAATATCTACCAGAACCAGCCGTCGAATATACTCACTGATAGTCAAATTAAGCTCTGCTGCCCGCTTGACGATTTGCTGGTGATCATTTTCTGATATTTTAACGTAGATATGCTTAGTTTTTTTCATTTGACCTTTCTGCCGGCTACAATGCCGCCGGCGAGGCTGTTAATATTTAATAAATAGCATTGACGGTAAAATATTTCAATCCGTCGTAGCGAATCTCAGCCTCTTCTGTACAATTCTGTAGCATATAGTCGATAGCTTCCCGTAAAGCTTCGCTAGAGACGAATATCTCAGCCTCTTCATCGTCATCATCGTAAAAATGAATAGTACCGTCGTCATCAACTACTGCTTCATAATCTTCATACCTGTCTAAGTTCTTTACTGTTTCAACAATATTATCCAGCATTGCTTTTTCATCGAACTCAATGGCAATATCTTCAATGTTTAAGTTTTCACTTTTGCTAAATCTTTTACGGAGTTCAGCGCGCATTATCTGCTCTAGTTCTTCCTTGTCGTTTCGCAAATCAGCGCTTGCTTCAAATTGTATTTCTTGAGTTGGTTGGTTATCTCGGTAAAACCATCCTGTAAATGTTGCCATTTTATTCTCCTTTCGAGAGAGTTAGTTTAGTCGCTAGTCAGAGTTCTGTGCTGTCGCGCCTTGCAATTTGTTTGCGCCGCTTCCTTCTTGACTGTCTTTAGTATAGCAAAGGTAGTGCCAAACGTCAATACCTTTTGTAAATATTTTAGGGATTTTTGCTGCGCCTATGGAAAATTAAAAAGGCGGTCGCAAATGACCGTCTTTCTTTTTAGGTGCACACATATCATTGACGTTTGTGCCTATTATGGCTTAGTTATTGACTCAATAAACTCAATGGCCGCATCACAACCCTTACATACAACAGTCTGAATGCCAGCCTCATTGAGTGTTTTAATCCACTGCTTTTGATTTGCTGATGTCGCGCCTCCTTTCTTGCGTTTCATTTCAATAGCAACAAGACGATGATTTTTACCATAAACACCGTCACTACTAACAACAGGATTGTCTCCATAGTGTATGAACTCCATCGTTGCGTCGCTATAGTCTGCTGGGACTACCACGAATAAGTCTGGTACCCCAGAACTCACGCCAAGCTTTTTGTTCTTCGCTTTCTGGCTCCAGCTTCGGGTGTATGTTTCATTTGGCACACGAAAATGTGGATAACCTTTCAGTCGCAACCACTGTACAAATGCTTCTTGTTCTTGATCCTCGGTTGGGTTTTCTATGTTTGCGATGTTAGGCATTATTACCACTCCTTAATCCCAAAATAAGTCTTCCAATCTTGCTCATTTTCTTTAATAGACTTTTTAGCATCATCTTCGGTAGCGTAGGTTTTCGCATGCGGTTCGTTTTTCTCGTCGCTCCAGCGAACCGTGAATGTGCAATTCATCAGAGACATTACGTAGCCTCCTGTTTCTTGCGTTTGCGGCGCTGCTTTTTGCGAAGTGCTCTTTTAGTCATTCGGATCCTACAACCCCAAAATCCACAATATCAATCTGCCAAAGATAACTATGGCAGCGATTCCAGCTAGCGAAACTAAAATCCCGCCGATCAAATATCCTATGATATTTGCCACTTTTTGCATTTTGCTATCCATTGATTACTCCTCTTCAAATTAGTATTTTTATGCGCCCTGTTGCTGTAATTCCCGGCGTAGCAGCTGGCTTTCCGTTAACTGCTCGCTCTCAGCCTTGCGATGTTCATCAGCGATAGCTGAGACTTCATCGACAATGTCAATGTCCGCCAGCGTCATCTGGTCGTAAAACCAATTACCAAGCTCGAATCTATCGCAGAACTCCGCTAACGGCTCATCTTTTAAGTGCAAATCCAGCGCGATAACATCAAGCTCATCAGATGGATACTCAAACAGCAATTCTGTCAGTATCCTAATGATTAGTTTTCGGCTCACTATTTCTCCTTTCTTATTTCCTCGATCGCACCCTCATCGGGTAGCCACAAATTGCAACCAAAACTGTAATTTTACTGTCTTGGGGGTGGCTCAAATGTGCGAGGAGCTCCTGCGGTTGACGCCCCACCCTATATATACGAATCTGGCCACCCAAAAAGGGTGCGATGTAGGTTGTTAATGTTCTTCTGCTCTGCCGATTTCTTCCTCGACGTACACGCCGCCGATATCGAATATCGAACGGATAGCATTAGCTTCTGCGCATTTCGCTAGCATTACTCGCGGCATGGTTTTCCACGTCCCTATAGCATCGCCAGCGCGGTACTTGCCATAGTTGTCATCAGAAGTATGAGTTTTGACGAACTCGTCGTAATAGGCTGTGTATTCGCCAATTTTCACCGCCTCGTATGAGCCGTCAAACCTGCCAAATACTTCTACCGTCGCCGAATCCAGCTTGGTTTTTTCAGCGTCCTTATAGTCGAAAACGGCTTTGCCTGTGTAGGCGTACGTCGGGTTTTTCGAACGGCGAGCCAGCGAGCGTAAGCCGTGAATACTAACGATTGGCTCCAGCTTTTCGATCCACTGACCGTTTACATTTTGACGCTGGTACACCGCGTAGATCTCTTTTTTCAGCGGATTCAGGTTGTATTGACTGCACACTAGCATAAAGTAGGCGAGGTCTTCGATAGGGCGTATTTTGCCCATTTTGTCGACGCCTAGCAGGTTGCGATGAATATTGCCGAGAACCTTTTCTTTATTGAGCCCCAGAGCCCAGTCGCCGACGTACTTCGCTATGCCAGCATACTCTTTCTTGACACTAGGCTTCGCGACTTTCAAGCTGCTCTGCTCTTTCATTTACTTTCTCCTTTCTCAATCGGCGAGAAACACTGCACTCGCACTGGTTTAACCATTCCTGAACCTAGGTAGAGCATGTCACCCTTACCGAGTAACCGCTCGCCTCCAGATTCATCTAGGATGATTTCCGAGTTCTTGGCGGTTGCCACTCTTAGACAAGCTTTGACTGGACAGTTAGCCTTGATTATCGGTGCGACAATGTCGGCACTCGGTCGCTGTGTGGCAATTATTACGTTAATATTGGCCGCGCGACCTTTTTGCAGAATACGCGCCAGGTCAGTTTCAAGCTGTTTACGGGTGTCTATCGTGGTGGTTTTAGTCTTGAGCTTACCGTTTTCATCGAAGACTCCAATTTCGTGCTTTTCTTTGCCAGTCTGCATCACCAGGTCAGCGTATTCATCAATGATCAATACTCGGCGCTTAGCATTAACTCGCTTGTTCTTGTAGCGCTCATCCATTAGGTGAACCAGCTTCTTAATCAGCATGAGTGCTGCTGGCACTTCTGAGATGATGTTTTTACCCAAATCTTCAAAGTCTAGACCTTTCATGTCGATAATGTCGACTTGACAATTGGTCAGACTCTGGATGATATTGCGTAAGAAGACTGATTTACCGCTACCAGTTTGTCCGCCAATCAGCATGTGTGGCATTTTGGCGATGTCATCATAGATGACGTTGTTCATAGTGTCGACACCGATTGGTATCTGATAGCTAGTGGCTTTGCCGTCAAATTTCGGAAACGACTGTTCATGTGGCACTTCAATGCCGACTGTTTTTGTGCCGTAGACTGGCGCGATAACTCGCACAGCGTCAGAACCGAGCGCCAGCGACAAATCGTCACCCATAGTAGCGATTTTTGACATTTTAACGCCACGATTTGGTCTAAACATGTACGTATCGACCGTATTACTTTTGATTACCTTTTCGACACGTCCGCCGATGCCAAATTCTACTAATTTCCCCTTTATTAGATCAGTTTCCGAACCATCATCGCTGGCAATATCTTCAGCAACAACTGTATTGACTGGCGCGAACTTCTCGCGTCGTTCTGTTGTGTGCACAGTTCTGACAGTGACGCCTTCCATCTGCGCCACAATGTGCATCGACTGCGCGCCGTTCATCATGTCGCGTGGGTTTGGAAAGTAGGTAGCGTTAGGATTATCAACATAATCGCTGACTGCCTTAACTACACGTCCAATTACATCGTTAGCTTCCTCAATGCCGTGGCGATCAAGCACATAATCTTTGATTTGAGGCATGCCGTCGCGGTTGATAGTTTTCTTGATTTCCTTGAAAACGACGCGGCCGACAGGCTTCTTGTATTTGAATTCAATCAGCTGCACGTAGATCCAGGATTGAATCAGATATGCCCAGTTTTCGGTATCTTCGTCAGAGTATGACGTAACACTTTTCCAATCAACGATCTCCAATGCGTCGCCTAAATCACGAACCAAATCAATGTAGCCCTTCATTGGAATCTTTTTATTACGGATTGATAGCTCACACTCGACGCGATCTTCAATCGCGAGTATATCGTCATATGTCGGCAGTTCGTTAATAACGATAGTCGACAATTTTTGGTATTGGTCGATAATTTTCTCGCGGCTGCCAGTTTTGCCATAATCGATTTCGTAGTCAGCAATATTTTCAATCTCCTGTAACCCAGATTGTATTGCTACCTCGATTGACTGACCTTTCAGTCGCTCCTCAATCATCTTATGCATTGCTTTGCCGACAACCAGTGCTGGACTAGACGGCTCGTCGTACACCTTAGCAATGTAGCGTTTCTTGAACTGAATCTGATTATTTAAGAAACACATTATAGCCGAATGACTTAGTATTATTCGTTCCACCTACGCCTCCCCTGCCAAGGCACGGTCGAGAAACGTCGGATCGATTAGATTTTCTAATTTCTCCAAAATCTCACTTTCACTCATTTCACTTTCTCCTTAAAAAATTAGTAACATTTCACCTTGCCATTCAGGCATACACTCCACGCCTTCCATCCGCTCGAATCCCACTTGCTGCGTGCCGCATAAATCTTATAAGCGAGCGCCACATTATATTCTGGATGGTACCGTCTGTCTGTCATGTCGTGGATTGAATTGACCTGAAATAAACCAGCGTCATTCGTTCCATTTGTGTTATATCCCAGAGCGCCTGTCCGGCATCCACTCTCAGCCTTCATCACTGCCATAGCGATATCCACGTTCCAGTCGTATTTAGCGACCAGCGGTCGAAACCCCTCGCAGACACCTGCGCCAGCTGCCTCCACAGCAGCTTTTGGTGGCGCAGATGCATGAGCTTCGACCGCTGCGACCTTAGGCTTCAGTAGCGCCGGTCGCACGCTCGCTACTTTACGGCTTTTAACTGTTGAATCTGCTCAGAGATTCTTGTTTCCAGCTGGATATTCTTCGATTCCTGGTACTTCACTCCCAGTCCGAATCCAACCACGCTAGCGATTAGCGCTACGATGGTGATTGTTTTAATGCTTTCAACAACGTTTTTCCAATTGATTTTTTTCATAGTCTTTTCTTCCTTTTTATGTTTAGATTTTTTAGTAATTCCAAGCTGCTCAGGTGCCAGTGGCTTGCTTGGTTTCTGATGCTGAATTTTCGTCAGCTCATATTCTAAAGAGTCCTCATTAATAGCTGCCTCCTTCTTAGTTAAATATCCCCTCGAGAAGCCAGCTGTCTATGTCGCCACTATTATAATTTCTTTGGCCGATCCGCTTAAGTTTCGCAAAGTTCAATCATTGATAACTCTTAGAAGCCGCTACAAACAACAATCGAGCGACCTCATTCAAGCCATCAAAAGAGGGGCGAGCCTTTGCGATGCTCGCCCCTCTGAAATTGGGTCTAATCTAAAGAATCACCGCAAAGGTGATTTACGAAGTGCCAAATTGTCCAAAAAAAGAACTCTCTGATTAACAGAGAGTTTCTATAGTAATATTATACCATAGAAACAATCTGTTAATTACTTCATAAATCGTAATTTCCAGATTGTTAAAGTGAAAGGCTCATGGCGG